TTTTGCGCGTCAGTGAGCCAGAACCAAGACCCTGACGGGACGCCCCTCGAAGCGCCATTTGTGCCGAAGGGGTCTGTTGTTCGTGGCGTTGAGGGCGGCGATTACGTTGCGGATTACGAGGACGTGCAGTCTGCCCCGTTGCACCCGAACTGCGTGGCCCCCAATACCGAGATCGTGGCTCCGGGCATCCGGGCCCTGATGCGTTCGTACTACAACGGCCCGCTAGTCAAGGTGCGACTTGCCGATGGCCGAACGCTCTCCGTCACCCCGAATCATATGTTGCTCGGGCTCGATGGATGGGTGGCCGCGAAGTCGCTCCGCAAGGGTGGTCACATAGTCGGCAGCGCCGCGTTCGAGCGGGTAGTCCTTGGAAACCCACACAAACACAACCGACCAGCCGTCGCGGAGGAGTTGTTCCGTGCGGCGACGGTGACGTTTGGCGTGACGCCCCGTCGTGTGCCAGTGTCCCCCGAATATCTCCACGGCGATGCGAGGCTCTGTCACGGCAACATCGACGTTGTAACGGCCGACAGCCTTCTGTGGCGTGCAGGAAAGTCCGCGAGCACGAAGCATGGCGATGGCCCGCTTCTCTACACGCGACACTCCAAGTTGCCGCTTCTCTCTGGTAGCGGCGATCTTTCGACGATGCTGCTCAGTTTGCGTGCGGCCACGGGTCACTCGTCCGCGACGGGCGGTAAAGGCAGCACGTTCGGCGGGGCTCATGCTGTCCCACCGTTGGACCATCGCGGCCCCGCGTCCCCGGATGGGGACGCCTTCGGCGACGAGTCGGATTCTGATGGTTCGTCTGCAAACACCGATGGACTCCGCGATGGACTTCTCGGACTCCCCGGCGACGTACCGGCGGGCAATGTCTTTGGCGTCGATGGCGACGTTGTATCGGCCAGTCCGTCCCCCCTCGCGTCGTCGAGCGATACCGGCCTCATCGAGACGGCTCTGGATGGTGGACACGCTCACGCTAAGGGAGTCCGCAATCTGCTTCATCGACTCGCCGCCGACGTATCGCTGAACGAGATCGTTGGCATCGAGGTCGAGCCGTATTCCGGGCATGTCTATGACCTTTCAACAGAATCCGAAGCGTACATCTGTGAAGGCATTATATCACACAACTGCCGATGCGACGTGACGTACGTGATTGACAACGGACGGGAGACATCCCAATGACCATCGGCTTCCCCCTCGGCCTCACCATCGGCATCGTCCTCGGCATGGGCCTCTCGATGGTCCTGATGCTCGGCTGCATGTGGTTCACGGCGTCGGTGCGCAACGGGGCCGAGGCGGCGGCGCAACAGCCGCGCGCGGGCCTGTCCACCATCGGCGGTGCGCCCGTGCCCAAAGAGGTCGCGGTGAACCGTCTGGCGAACATGCCGGGCGTGGTGGACAAGCGGGGCCCGGCGCCGTGCGCGAACGACTCAGGGATGTCGTGCGAGCCGCTGAACAGCACGAAGCCGCCGCTGAGCGTGTCGGAGGCCGCGGGGCTGAGGCCGAAGGTGGCCGCAACATGACCGCCACCGACGAACTCGCCCGCGCCCTGACCACGCTCAGCGAAGCGCTCGGCATGACGCAGGACCAGCGGTTGCGGGGCGCCATCGCTGCCGCGTCGGCGCACATCGTCACGGCCAAACAGGACATCGAACTCGACCAAAGGAAGCGCGCGGCGGGCGGGGTGGAGATACGCACAAAGGGGCCTACCCATGCTTCTGACTGACATTCCCGCCGGAATCCGGCGACGATGCAAGGTGGCGGACGGGCAGCCGGTCGGCGTCCGCGCGTCCACGAGCACTTCCCGCTACATCGACGAGCGACGCGAGATCGTGTCGATCATCAACACCGCCAAGGTGGACCTCGAACGCGAGGTAGTCGTGCCGAAGGGCTGCAGAGCCGAGAACGGCGGGTCGATGGAGTACGTGACGACCAACCGCCAGGTGTTCTGGGGGCACGACTACGAATCCCGCGCCGTCGCCCTGATGCAGGGCGCGCCGGTGCTCCGGCGCCTGTCGCTCTCGCAGGGCGGCGGCGAGGGGTGGCAGGCGCGATGCGTGCTGTACCGCACCGACGAGGGCAACGCGCTGGCGAAGATATGCGAGGACGGCGGCGTGCCCGGCGCGTCGGTCGGCTTCATTGCGATGGAGTACGGCAGCCCGGACCCGACCGAGCGCAAGGCATACGGCCCGCACGACAGCATCGTCCGCCGCTGGCACATGCTCGAATACAGCCTCACCCACATGCCCATGAACGTCTCGTGCCAGGCTGTGCCCGAGGACGGGGCGCTGATGGAGCGGGCGGCGGCTGCGGATACCGAGTGGTCGGAGCGGCTGAGCGGGTACGTTCGTCGCGGCGTCATCAAGCAGAAGGCGGCGCTGGGGCTTGGGCTGCCGGCGCGGCGGGCGTTCCCGACGACGGAGCCGCGTGGCAAGCGGGTGGTGTTCCTTGACGTGTAGAAAATCCCGAACGGACCCTTGACAGGCGCTACGGCGCCCGTACAGTGACGACGACAACCCCGGCCATCGGGCCGGTTCAAACCCTCGGCTCACCCGAGCCCACGTGCGGCGCTCCTCTGGAGCCCACGTACGGCGCAGTCAGGTGTGACGGCGAGGTGCTACGGCACCCTCCATCACAAAGGCTGCGCTGCCATGAACAAGGCAAAGGCGCGCCTGCTCCGCTATCTGCGTGAGCAGGGCTACGTCGGAAACGGCTCGCTTGAGTCCGTCAAGGCGTTCATCGAAGACAACGAACTCGACATCCGCGGCGCTGAGGGCAAGGCCCTTGACGTCGAGGCTGTCATCACCGGCAAGGCCGTCAAGTACCGCAAGAACAAGGAAGGCGGCGGTCAGGTCGTCATCGACGTTGACGAAGACGACGATGAGGACGGCGCCAAGGCCGAGGACAACGAGGAAGACGACGAAGAGTCCGACTCCAAGTCGCTCCGCCCGTCCGACATCCGCGCACTGGTCAAGGCGCTCAACGGGCAGAAGCCCGACAACGGCAACGGCCTCGACGTGCGCGTGACGCGCGAGCCTGAGGACGACGAGACGTTCGGCTACGGCCCATCCGCCAAGGGCGGGTCGTACAAGTTCTTCCACGACGTAATCGTGGCCGGCGCCAGGGCCAAGCAGGGCCAGCCGACCCCCGAGCGTCTGACGAAGGCTGTCGGTCTCGCCGAGCGCCGCGAGAAGGCGCTCTCCGGTTCGGTCCGTGGCAAGGCGGGCGCCGGCGTCAACGAAGCGATCGACTCTGAGGGTGGCTTCCTCGTGCCGCCGCAGTTCTCCAGCGAACTGCTCAAGAAGGTCCACGAGACCGGCGCCATCGTCAGCCGCGCCCGCTCGATGCCGATGGGCTCGTCGCAGTTGGTCATCCCGACCATCAACGAGACCAGCCGCGCAGACGGCAGCCGCGCCGGCGGCGTCCGTGGCTACTGGACCTCTGAGGGCGGGTCGCTCACCGGCTCGCAGCCCAAGTTCGGGCAGGTCACGCTCAACGCCAACAAGTTGACCGTGCTTACCTACCTCACGTCCGAGGTCATCGAGGACTCGGCGGTGTCGATCGAGCCGCTGGTCAGCGAACTGATGGTCGAGGAGACCCGGTTCAAACTCGAAAACGCCTTCATCAACGGCACCGGCGCCGGGCAGCCCCTCGGCCTCCTGAACGCACCGGCGACGGTCTCCGTCTCGAAGGAGACGAACCAGACCGCCACGACGATCGTGTTCGAGAACGTCATCAAGATGTGGGCCCGCATGTTCGCGCGTTCGCGTGCGACGGCCGTGTGGTTCATCAACCAGAACGTCGAGCCGCAGTTGCTCCAGATGTACGTCGGCACCGGCACGGCCGGCCAGCCGGTCTACATGCCTCCGGGCGGCATCTCCGGCGCCCCGTACGGCACGCTGTTCGGCCGCCCGGTGATCCCCGTCGAATACTGCGCCTCTCTCGGCACGGTCGGCGACATCATCCTCGCGGACATGCAGGCGTACCTGTACGGCCAGCGTCGCAACGAGCGTCTTGAGACCTCGATGCACGTTCGCTTCACCACCGACGAACAGGCGATCCGCCTGACGCTGCGTGCTGACGGTCAGCCGTGGTGGAACGCGCCCCTCACCCCGTTCAAGGGCACGAGCGACACGCAGTCGCCGTTCGTCACCCTGGCAACTCGCTCGTAATCGAGCAGAAGGAGACCGAACCATGCCAGGACCAATCCTGACCCCGGAGAACTTCCGGCCGTGCCCGATGTTCGCTCCCGTCGATTACAACGACGGCGCGACGACCGGCATCGCCGTGAACATGGCCCTGTACGGGGCCGCTGTGTGGATCGTGTACGCCAGCGACGCCGCGACTCAGGCGACGTGGACGTTCCGCGAGTCCACCGCGTCGGACCTCACTGGCGCGCAAGACCTCGACGTTGTGACCGACACGTGGAAGTTGACGGGCACGACCGAGGCGCTGTTGCTCACCGACGACACGCCGACCCACGGCACGCAGACCGCGGGCGATGTGGCGGCCGTTGACGGCAGCGAAGAGATGTACTGGGGCATCATCTACGCCAACCAGATGACGGACGGTTACCCGTGGTTGTCCTGCAACGTGGACGACCCCGGCGCCGCGTCGATCGGGTTCGGCGTGTGGCTCCTCACCTCCGCGCGTTACGCGCACGAGATCCAGGAGAACGTCGTTTCCTAACGCGACTCACCGCACCCCTCCCCGGCTACCGCCGGGGGGTGGGTTTTCTCTACATCGCAGTTCCTTTGGCGTCGCGCAACGCGGCGCGGCCTAACCACGGAGCAAGGACGCTATGGCACGGACTTTTCACTCATATCAGCGCGGCTACGGATACAGCGTCACCGACTCGGACGTGTCGGCGCTGTGGAAGAACTTCCCCATCGTCCACGACCCCCGCAAGGTGGTCTACTTCTACGACGACTTCCTCAGCGTCAACATCGGCGACCAGTCCGGCTGGACGCTCACGAACACGAACGCGACGGTGATCCAGGCCAACCACGCGGGCGGCGCCATCGCCATTGGCAACACGGCGACGGACAGCGACACCGCCAACCTTGTCTACAAGTCGGACGGCAACGACGCCACGGTCAACGGCGGCCAGTTCAAGATGACCGAGAACAGCGGTCTGCCCCTGTGGTACGAGTGCCGGTTCGCGGTTGACGACATCGCCGAGTTCGGGTTCGCGTTCGGCCTCGGCACACCCAACGGCGCCGGCGAGTTCCTCGCGGACGACACGCTCATTCCCGACCCGGCTGTGCTCGTGGACGGTGTGTATTTCGACTGCGGCGGCGCGACGGCCTCGGCGTTCAACGCCTCCTGCATCAAGAACGGCACGGCCGACACCGAGGTCATCGCGGGCGGCATCACGCTCACGGCCTCGGCCACGACGTACCACACCGCCGGGTTCTACTTCGACGGCGCGGACACTGTGACGTACTACTTCGACGACGAGCCGCACGCGACGACGACGACTCCCAGCACCGAGGCCGACTGGCCCGATGACGTGACGCTCGCCCCGTTCTTCGCCACCAAGATCGGCACGGGTGACGCCGCGTCCTTGTACGTGGACTACGTGCGGATCGGCCAGTACCGCTCGTAACAGACTCTCACTCCTCCGCCTCGCGCTCGCGCTGGCTCCGGTCGCAGGGATGCGGCCGGGGCCTTTGGAAAGAAGGACCGACACGCGATGCAACCCATCGCAGTTGTCATCACGGAGCGACCATGCGAGGCGTTGGCACGGAAGCGGGAGACGGCGGGGACCAGTCCGGGCAGAGGCCGGGCGGTACCGAGAACACGGGGGGTATTCTCGTGAACCCCACCGCTGTCGTGCTGCCGTTCCCGACCGTCACCGACCTCGGCGACGGGCGGGCTCGCATCGTCTACCCCGGCGGTCACGTCGAGACGGTGGACGCGAGCGAGCCCGCGTTGTCGCTGGACGCGCTCGGCATCATCCGCCTGCGCATGAGCGAGTGGATGCTGGCGAACGGCTACAGGTCGCTCGCCGAGGTGCTGGCCGACCCGCAGGCACTGCGCGACTTCCACATGGAGACAACGACGGTGTACGTGCCAGGGGAGGACGGCTGATGGCCTACGCCTCCTGTCCGGGCACGATGTTCAACGGCGCGCTGCGGTCGCAGGGGGCCAAGACGCTCACGTCGCTGCGGTTGGACTCCAACAGCGGAAGCGACGCGATATCGGCCATCTGGCACTGCACGCGCACGGGCACCATCGACCGGCTCCTCATGCTGCCGACCGCGACGGCGGGCACGTTGTCTGGCATCGACTTCACGGCGTCGATCCAGTCGGCGGTGTCGGAGGCGCCGGACGGGACCATCCTCGGCGGGGGCTCGCCCGCGTCGCTGGACATCCTCGGCAACAACTTCTCGGCGAACACGATGTTCACGGCGACGCTGACGAACTCGCTCGCTGTGACCAAGGGCGACGAGTTGGCGTTCGTGCTGGAGACGAAGACCGGGCAGGACGCGAGCAACTACATCGAGTTCGCGTACAGGCTGACCACCGGCTTCGGCAGCATCCACCACCCGTTCGCGGCGACGAAGACCAACGGGGGCGCGTGGTCGTCCGTGTCGTCCCTTCCGAGCGTCGTGCCGGTCTACAGCGACGACTGGATTCCGTACGGGTTCAGCCTCGTGCAGACGCTCGACAACAACGTGACGTTCGCCAACGACAGCACCCCGGACGAGTACGGGTTGCACATGACGATGCCGTTCGGCTGCAAGTGCGACGGCCTCGTGTACCTGACGGCCGAGAGCGGCGACCGCGCGGTAAAGGTGTACCGCGACACAACGGAACTCTACACGACCGGGGCGATGGACACGTCCGACATCCACGAGGGCACGTCGTCGTTCCGCGAGGTCTTCGTGGCGTTCGACGAGATCGAGTTGAGTTCCGGCGACGAGATCCGCTGGACGGTCCAGCCGAGCAGCACGACGAACGCGGGCCTTCCCACGGCGTCGTTCGCCACCGCCGCGCACCAGTTGCAGCACTGCGGTCTGGGCCAGTTGACCACGCGCACGGACGCGGGCTCGTGGTCGAACACGTCCACGACGTACCCGTTCATCTTCCCGATCTTCTCAGCCGTTGACATCCCGGACGGGGGCGGCGGCAACAACCGCCTCGTCAACGGCGGACTGGTGGTGTCGTAAATGGCGTACCACGGCGACTACGCAGAGGACGCGACGGTGAACTTCATGTTCAACACCGTCGATACGGCCGGCGCGATGACGGCCCTCGCGGGCACGCCGTCGCTGGCGGTCTACAAGGACAACAGCGCCACGCAGACGACGGCGGGCATCACGCTGACGGCGACGTTCGACAGCCGCACGGGCATGAACCAGGTCAACATCGACACGAGCGCCGATGCGTTCTACGCGACGGGCTCGGACTACATGGTGGTCATCGCGGCCGGCACGGTGGACGGCGAGTCGGTCGTGGGCATGGTGGTCGGCTCGTTCAGCATCGAGAACCGCGTGGTGGCGACGGTGACGGGCAACGTGGACGGTTCGGTTGCGAGCGTGACCGGGGCCGTGGGTTCGGTGACGGGCGCCGTGGGGTCCGTCACTGGCGCGGTCGGGTCCGTGACTGGCAGCGTCGGCGGCGATGTCGTCGGGAATGTTGACGGCACAGTGGCGCTTGTAGACGACTTCACGGCGACCGCGCGGGCGCGAATCGGGGCCGAGGTGTGGGATGCCGCGAGGTCGTCGCATATCACGTCCGGTTCGTTCGGGCAGGGCGTGGCGTCCGTGCAGGGCGACGTGACGGGGAACGTAGACGGAAACGTCGGCGGCAACGTGACGGGCAGCGTGGGAAGCCTGGCGACGCAGGCCAAGGCCGACGTGAACGCCGAGGTGGTCGATGTCATCGACACCGACACGTCGGCGGAAGTGTCGTCGCCGCCGGCCGCTACGTCGAGCCTGCGGGCGCGCGTGGCGTGGCTGTTCGCCCTCGCCCGCAACAAGATGACCGCCACCGCGACCACGCAGACGCTCCGCAACGACGCGGACGACGGCGACGTGG